CAGGTTCCTTTTCAATGCGGAAGTTTTGCAGGTTCATTTGCCCACCTTCAGCGCATTGATTCCCGTACCCTTGAAAGGCATCGTCAAGAACGCCAGCGCAGCACTCATCGCAGCTGTAAGACCAGCCGCGACAGCCTTGCCGCCGTAGACCGCCATCACTGCGCCGAGCTCGGCAATGTCCTTGGCTTCAGATGTGCGGATGCCATCACCGAAGACCGTGCTAAAGGACGCGACGAAGGCGATCAGAACGACCACGACCAGCCTTGAGATACTTATTGAGTTCATCGCTTTGTCTCCAGTTTTGTAATACTTGTACGCATCTCACCCGTTACGGTTTCAAGCCTACCGATGCGAACCCCGTGGTCTTCAATCTTGGCGGTGTCAACGGCTCCCCGTTTGTCCATCCTGTGAAGAAACCTGATGATGTAGGCAAGCAGACTGATGATGCCGGTCACTGCCGCTAACCCTATGGTTGTCCATTCTGATGCGCCCATTATGCCATCCGCTCCACTAGCCCACAGTGCTGCACTAGTAATTCAGTTTGTCCAAAGTCACTACCGACTACATCGTAATACTTGGAGTCATCGCCTATTCTGTAGACCCTATCCTGTGGCATCACATCAGCCCCTACAGCGATGATAAGCGTCCACTGTGCAGATGATGCGATAGAGCCACCTACAATGCTCTCTGTGTCACTCTGGTTGGTTAGCCTGGCGTTGTACTCGGCTACCTTGCGCCATGTCTCAGTCACTCCACCTCTGCCATCTTCGGTCAAGGTGAAGCGGTGAATCTCTACCCGGTCTTGACACAAGTTGCGTACCATCCCGGCTTGTATGGTGGAGCGGAGTAGTGGGCTCATGCGAAAACCACCGGGCGGAAGCGGTTAGCCATCTCTAGGCAGTGTTGCATCAGTTGGGAAAGCTTCACATCGGAGGTTCCCTCTTTAGCATCGATGTCTGCCGCTACTCTGGATGCTTTGATAAGCCACGCTTGCCGGGTGGCTGTCCTGACATCGTAGCGCTCAACGTTGATCGGGCCATAGTCAACCCACATCAGGGTAGGGTCACCGGTTCCATCTTCCAGACTAAACCCCTTGACTTGGTAAGGAGCATAGACCGGGAAGGTCGGCTGTGTAGCACCTGAGGTACCGGCTACTCGTGCCTCGTAGACCCGACCGTTAGGAATCACAGGAACTACACGGTCACCGACAGCATACGTTGTTGCCGCTGTCCAAGTCGTGAAGCGGGAAAAAGAATCAAGGATAGAGCCGATGTCTGTAGTAGACATCTGCGGGTAGGACTGGGCAGACACAAAAAGGCTTACCTGTGCGATTGCCTCGGCTCTGGTCATCATGCTGTAAGTATCCCACACAAAGAAAAACCCCCGGCACGTCTGCCGAGGGTCTTAGGCTGTGAACCGCTAGGCTTATGTAGCTGCGGATGCTCCGACGATAAGCGAACCGGTAACCCGGCTGCTTGCTGTGGCGTTGACGTTACCAAGGTCAAAGGCGTTGAAAGCGAATCTCTCCGTGGCCTTGAATGCTAACGCATCTACATTGAAGTAGTACTGGTCGGATACTTCGATGGTAACCGTACGGCGGTCACCGAACGCTGTACCCATGCTCAGATCACCAAGCAAGATGTAAGGCGTGGTTGCTGCGAGGGTTTTAGCCATGTTCTGCACGAACACGACAGGATAACCGTAGAGCATAGGCGTTGGGCCGTATGCGCCTTGGATGTCCATAATCGAGTTTCCGCCCAAAGCATCAAGCAGAGGAGCGATGGCGTTGTACCAAATCTCCTTGTGCATATACCACTTGGCCTGTGCGGCATATGTTGGGAGCTTTGCGACCATGCCCTTCAAGTTGGCAAGAGTCGGTGAGTAGGTAATCGTCTGACCGGTCGTGAAGACCTGAAGACTAGCGATGTTAGCCTTGGTTGCGTTCTGATTGTAGACAGCATAGAGGATGCCATCGAGGCCAGAGGTGCTATCGACTGCATTATTGAAAACAACGCGGTCTTCTTCTTTTGCCAAGACATAAGCCATGTCACGGGCAAGCGTTGCGCCAAAGTCAATGATGGAGTCTTCTGCCAGTTCCTTAGAAACCTGCGTAAGAACCGATGGTTTCTTGGCTACGAGGTTGACCTGTGCAAAGGTCAAGTCGGAAGCCGTGATAGCCGTGTTCTCACCAGGATAGTACACAGTGGTCGATGCCGTTGCGTTAGGAACGTTGAGAACGTCAGAACTCATCGGGTAGATGCGGCAGTTCTGCCGAGCAATTCCGAACTGCTCACGGAGGTAGATAAGGTCACTGGACAGTGGATCTGGTACGGTGAAACCACCAGCGGTCGTTGTGCCTTCGCTCTGTGCCTTGAGGTTGCTCTTGACCCAGTCAGCTGCCTTGCGGTTGCCCATGATAGAGCGTCCCCACTGACCCCATGCGTAAGCCTTGTAGTTCGCTTCGTCACGGGTGCCAACGAACGGGTTACGCCCGATACCGCCGCTCTTCCATGGTTGCTCTGCTGGTTGTTCTGTTGCCACTGGGTGTCCTTGTCCGAGTGCCTTGATGGTCTCGATACGCTCTTCGATGCCCTTGGCTTCCGCCATTAGGGACTTGACCTGTGCAAGGTCACCGTTACCGGAAGCAAGCTCCCGCGCGGTAGCAAGCACAGATTCTTTTTGATTCTGTAACTGTGTGAGGTTCATAGTTGTTGTAACAACTCCAAGCGGGCTAAGAGTTCGGCTCGCTCATCAATATCATGGGCTTTCGCCTCGACTACGAGATCCGGTTTCACTTCTGGCTGGTCTGCATCCCGCAGAGAATCCCAGACTACAGGGGCAAGGCGCTTTGCGCTTGACCGGCTAAGACCGACTGCATCCCGCAGCCGACGTTCTACACCACGCAGGGATGCGGGGTGAATACACTTGGCACCGTGCATGGCGTATAGCTGCTTTGCACGGCTAGCAAACTCATTGATAATAGCATCAGCCATACCGGCATCAGCCACCATGTCGATACCTTGACACATCGCATCGTAGTAGGCTTCCAAGCCTTCATGCACTAGATCCGATTCCGCCATCTTGAATATCTCAGCGGCGTATTCTTCTGGGCTTTGCTCCGGCATTGGTTCCGGTGTCATCTCTTCATCTTCCATCTCACCCATGCCGTAATACTCCTCTAGGCTCTTGACACTGTTCCGATACTCGGCTGGGGTCGGGGTTATCGATGCTTCAGCAATAGGCCACCGTGTAATCTCAGCGGCACCGCCCATGCTCTTGCGCTCCACTAAGTGAGCAGCGGCACCGGAACTAAAACCCATCTTGCCTTGCTTGCAGAGCTTGGCAATCATGCTGCCGTACTCGTCGGCTAGGTCTAGCTGCGCCTCATACCAAAGCCCCGTATCATCCATCTTGATGAAGCCAGTACCGATAGACTTCTTCCCTACCTGAGCATCCATGCCGTGGTGGTAGTAAACATTCAGCGGTACGCGCTTGCCGGATTCCATAGGAAAACCGTAGTCGGTTGACTTGGTGAAGTAGTCACCCTCAAGGTCTGCGGTCTTGGTATCACCAAAGCGAACCAGATAACCTTTGACATAGCCAAGCCTGTCACTTTTGATTCCGTCTACTGTAGATGTCAGCACGTCCATGGCGTAAGTATCCCACACCTCTATATAAGCTCACGTAGCGGGCGTACACGGGTGTTAGGCCCCCAGTCTTGGTTCGGTACCACCTGCACAAAGTCTGCAAGCGGTTTGCCTTCCTTGTACATCGCGTATCTTTGTGGCCCCATGATGGCTACCTTGTCTGCATCAGACAAACCAGCAAGGATGCGCTCAGGTGTTGCTACCGGTGGGCGTGTATCCGAGATAGAACTATCACCGGTAATCTCCGCCCAGGACATGGTTACCGGCACCATGACACACCGGCAGTTCGGGTGGCTTGGCATGATTTCATCAGTAGCGGAAAGCGTACCGGATAAAGCCAAGCAAGCAAGACAAACCCTGCTATCCTGCGTGGCTTGACGTCGGTAACCTTGCACCGCAGGGTTCTGCGTGTAGAGTTGCCGTTGTGCTTCCCTTGCGCTTCGGATCATCTCTGTACGGGCAATGGTCTCTGCTCGGTAGCGTCCAATGTCAGCTGCACGTCTTACCCGCCGTGCTACTGTTCGTGGCCCTTCACCAAGGCTGATGCCCTGTACCAAAGCCATCTGCATGGCATCGGTGGTTACTTGTGGGATTGAGTCGAATAGGATAGCCAAAGGGCTACCATCGCCTGCGAACCCGACAAAGGCTTGGAGTTGTTCATCAGGTAGACGTGTCCATGAAGTACCAAGGGTAACGCCTGCGGGCTTTTTACCCGCTGCCGTTTCCACAAGGCTTTGCGTTGCATCATTAGCAAGTATTGCGCTTTGGAGTTGACCATCTGCGGTTATCGTTGCCCCCTCGATGCTGAACTTCTTCAGGTTGCGCCCGAGCTCTTCGATGTTGTCAATGATGCGCTGACGCATCCATAAGATAGTGTCGCTTGGTGGCTCGCCGTTGGCTTCACGCTCGGCGACACGACCCTCTAACGCTTCCAGTTCATCGATGCTTGCCTTGGTCGCTGCCTTGTAGGCGCGTTGCATCCGGCTGATGGCTACGCCTTCACGCTCCAGCAAATCGTTCCGGAACTTCTGGGATGCTGCATATATACGAGCGGTGCCGTCATCTACTCGTTTGGTAGTGGCTCCAGCTCGTACCCGTAAAAAGGGTGGCTCTTATACACTACCCCCGGAGTGCAGACGTGGTCACCGTCAAGGCTCTTGCCCTCAGGCTGCATAGCATCGCGCTTGGATGTAGACCAACGGAAGCCAGCATCACCGCCCCACAAGTCCCAGGCTACCCTACCGGGGCTTGGGAAACCTTCCTCACCAGCGTTGAACCCTTCAGCCTTTTTGTCTACTTCATGACGTGAGAAGAAACTGTACATTCTCAGTATCATGTCATCGCTCAGATTCTCACCGTTCACGATTTGGTTAGCCCTTGCTAACCCTACACGGGTGCCACCGTCAAAACCTTCAGCCTTCCAATCAAGCGCCCGCTGTGCTGCTTGCTTCATGCCGGATGTTGGGCGTGCTTTCGTCTCGTATGATCGAACTGCTAGAGCATCAAAACCACCGGTGCTTTGTACCGGGATTGCTTGCGGGTGTAACTGCCCTTCATCCTCCGGCACGGCTTCAAGACCGGCTATACGCTTGGCTTCCGCTCTATCGATGATGCCAGCCTTGTACAGGCGCTCTGCCCGCTCTGCTTCAGCCGCTAGGTCATCAGCCAAAGCCCTGACAGTTTCCAAGTCGTACTGTACAAAGTCACCTTCCTGCGTCTCTGGATACTCTGGCAATAGATCCGCTGTAATGGCATCGGCAAGGGTACGGAGCAACGGCACCATGCCATCTTCCCAAGCCGCCTGCTGGGCTCTCTCATAATTACTGTAGGTAGACCGCTCAAGACCTGAGCCAAGGCCCAAGACCATAGGGTTGATACCAAGGGCTGAACAGATGCGCTCCTCCGGTACACGTCTCACGGAATCCAGAGCAAGCTCGGAAGGAGTCAACGATACACGGTCTAGTTTGTATGCTCCGGTCATAACCACGATGCCGCCTGAACCGTCCCCGGTAAGGTCTTCGTGCAGTTGCCGCTTCACCTGCCGAGCGTCATCCATCGAGATGTCTACCGTCTGGTCTTTGGCATCAGGCCCGACAATCAGGCTAGGCATTGCGCCGTTTGCAAGCAAGCCGTAAGCGGTAGTAGATGCCGTGTTATCGGTGGCTATCTCGCGGAGTACCGCCATGACAGGAGACCTACCCAAGCGGATGTCCTGCGGGTCTCGGTTGTAGCGGATGTGGATTATGTCCGATACCGGGATGTCGAAAGAACGCCCGTCCGTTGTGTAGATGTAGTGGGTTAGCGGGTTTACACCGTTACCGACCGGTCTAACCATGTCCTGCGGCAGGAACTGCAAGGCGGTCACAACGCCACGGGTTGTAGATCGAATCTTGCGGAGGTAGGTGTTCCCAAAGAGTTTGTAATCTTGGATGACCCAAGACCAGAAAAGGCTACCCATTATCATTGGATCCGGTTGAGCCATGAGCTTGATTACCGGGTGGTCTTCTACCGGCTCTGCTTGCTGGCTATCTACCGGTCGGTAGTACTTCGGTGTTGCCTGTGGGTAGTTCCGCACGTACCAGTCGATGGCAGATGCAACAACCCCGTTAAGCCCAAGGTCACCGGCTATTCTCGACCAGTCTTTGGTTGAACCTGGAAGCGCCCGGCGTAGCAATGTCTGCAGCTGACCAGAGCCGTACCCGGTTAGGTAGATGTCCCGTGACTGGGACAATGGCAGCGGTAGTGCCTGTGTCGGGTTGGCTGCGGCTTTTCTGCCGAGGAAGCGGTCAAAGATACCCATGTGCCTAGTATCCC